AACATGCGACAACTGCGGAACAGGACAAGAATGTAATAGCTGGTCAGATGTAATGGACTTCATGAACTATGAAGGATGGAAAAAGAAATTGGTTGACGGGAAATGGAAGCATTTTTGCCCGGAATGTCAGGAGGTGAAAGAACCATGGCCTATAAAGTGAAATTCACGCACAGTGGCAAGAGCCGCGCGCACATCAGTAACGCAAAGCTGCGAGAAGGAAGAGAAGTATACCGGCATCCGGAGGGGTACTTCGTAGTGCTAGAGTTTGAAGGCAAGAGCGGGAAGTTCCGGGAGAGCTTTTGGCCGGAGGAAATTGTGAAAGATAAGTCATTTTTATGAAGGTGGAGGGGTTAGAATGTTAAAAACTGATTTAAATACATTTTTAAAGTTTACAGATTATATGATAGACCATATGAAAAATTGTAAAACATGTAAGTATTATTATCCAGCTTGGGAAGGTAGCAAAACAAGTGGACCCCAACCAGCTTGGTGTTTTAAGAAACGAGTAGCGCTCACAAAAAATACAGAAGAAAAAGGTTGTAAAGATTACGAAAAGAAATAAATTGAGCTTTTTAAGAAGTTGACAATTGAAAAAGTGTATCGAAAGAAGGTGATAACTTGCAATATATAATCCTGAACGAGGACAAAACTCCTGCTGAAAAACTAAAAAACGGCGGTAGCCCATTGAGTAAGGTGAAAGATTTTAATAATCTCGGTGTCCTGATACCGGAACCATATATAGTTTTAGATTTTGATACAAAGAGTGATGCGGAGATTATGCTCCGAATTGCTCAAGAACTTGATTTAAAATGCCTAATTATGAAAACCACAAGAGGTTATCATTTTTGGTTCAAGTCACCGGAACCTTGGAAAAATTTCAAAAAAACAAGACTTGCAATCGGTATATACGCCGATTGCAGGTCCTGGGGAAAACACAGCTACGTTGTCGTTAAAAAAGATGGTCAATGGCGGGAATGGATTAAGGTTATTCCAAATGAAGAAATAGAAGAAGTACCGTATTGGCTTAAACCATTATCGGTACCTGCTGATAGGTATAAATTTAAAGGTATGGAAGAAGGTGATGGACGTAACCAAGAATTATTCGAATACATTCTTGTAATGCAATCCAAAGGCTATAATCGAGAACAAATTCGAAAAACTATTCAGATTATTAATAATTACGTTTTCAAAGAACCGCTTCCGGAAAAGGAACTTAATATTGTCATACGGAATGAAGCCTTTAAGGATGAGAAAGAAATCCAAGATAGCATTATTCTCAACGAGTGCTTTGATGACGATGGAAAGTTTAAACATGACAAGTTTGCTGAACATTTAGTCCAGCTAATGAACATAGTTACCGTCAACGAGCAATGTTATGTTTATAAAGATGGTTATTATCAGCGAGCAGAGCGTGAAATCGACAAAGAGATGATACGCTTATACCCTCGCAGTAAGCGAGCACAGCGCGCCGAGGTGCTTGATTATATAAAAATATTGACTACCATTAGATCGAGTGATATACCGCTCCAAGAGTATATTATAAACGTCAAAAACGGACGTTTAGATGTACGCACCGAAACGCTCCTGCCTCACGACCCTGAAATACTAGACTTTACACAATTACCGGTAGTATACAATCCCGATGCGTACTGTCCGGACCTTGACAAAGTCTTAAACAAGGTATTCAAAGGCGACCGGCAAGTGATTGACTTATTCGAGGAAATGGTTGGCTACCTCCTTATAAAAAACTGCCGATTCCGTAAAGGCTTCCTCTTTTACGGCGGTGGTAGCAATGGTAAGTCGACTATATTGAATATGTTGAAAAAATTTTTAGGTGATGACAACATTGCCACTGTAGAACTCAAAAAACTTTCCGATCCATTCCTCACAGCCGAGCTTGAACACAAACTTGCCAATATAGGTGACGACATTGATCCTAAAGAAATAACTGACACTGGTACCATTAAGAAACTATTTACCGGGGAATCCATGACAGTGCAGCGAAAATATCAGGACCCTTTCATCCTGAAAAATTACGCCAAAATGATATTCTCCTGCAACCAGCTCCCCCGCATCCTTGACAAATCTCACGGTATGTATTCCAGGTTGATATTGATACCGTTTACAGCCACATTTTCAGCCGATGACGAGGACTATGATCCATTTATTGAAGATAAGATAACAACAGAGGAAGCACTCTCGTACTTATTAAATATTGGACTTAGAGGATTAAGGAGGCTATTGTATAATAACCAATTCACTCAACCAAAAGTAGTGATTGATGCTCTTGAGGAATACAAGAAGAATAATTCCAATGTTTTAACCTGGATTGAGGAAGAAGGCATTGAAACTAAGTATCTGTTAGATAATACTACCGATAAGTTGTTTTCGGAGTTTAAAGATTGGTGTACTAGAAGTGAGATAAAATATGCTTCATCTATTAAGACATTTCATAAAGATATTGAAGAAGCATATAACTTCGAGCGGAAAAGAGTACGTAATACGGAAACCGGAGGTAAATATAAATGGAAATTCATTGTTAAATTAGATTAAGAAAGGAGACAAGTAATGAAAAAATTAAGCAAATATTCTAAAAAAAGATTAGCAGGTATATTGAATTCGATGAAACAAAGATGGTATAATCTCCCAATTCTCCTTAAATATCTGCAAAAGAATGTGCAAAACTTTCTGCAAAGAATGTGCAAATAATGTGCAAAGAACGTGCAAAGTCAACAAAAGTATATAAATTAACAAAAGTATACAAGTCAACAAAAGTTGAATTTTAAACAAAAGTTGAAAAATCTTTGCAGAAACTTGTGTTAAAAAATGAGAAACTGCAACACCTGCAACGCTTCCTGCAAAGGTAAAAATCCAGTAATATCAATAGTTTGAGTATATTTATTTGCACTTATCATTTTATTTCTTTAAATATAAGAAAAAAATAAGAGGAAGAGAGAAAAAAAAAAAGAAGAGAAGAAAAAAAGAAAAGGTATAGGGGTTTTTTCTGCAACATGCAACAATTGCCAAAAATTAGGAGGTTGATAATTCAATGAATTATTTTAAAAATTACGTTAATCATATGTTGAGATTTTATGCAAGGTATCATGATAAAAAAGATATTTCTGATTTTAAGAAAAAAGAAGCTGATTTAAAAAACTGGATTACTGTTAAGACAATTCTGGACAGTTTGCCGGATGCGGAACGAAATGTTATAATTGAAGTGTATAAGAGGCGTGATACGCTTTCTGATAATGTCTATGAAGTTAGTAAAGAACTAGGAATAAATCAGGATATTATCTGGAATATTTTAAATAAAGTTACTAGAAAAATTGCTAAGGAGCGTGAGTTAATATGAGTAACGAAAAGATTATTTGCCCTGCTGACAGTCAGGTTTGCAATATGAAAGAGGAGGATAAACACGGTCAAGGCTGCTGGTTATGTTTTAAGATACAGAATTTAAGGAATACTCCTTACGATAAACCAAGAGAGGAGGAATGTAACTTTGGCAGAGAAGAAAAAGAATGATTTGGTTGAAGTTGGTGAACAGATTGTAAAGAAGAAGCGTGGTAGTAAGTCTGCCAGCTTAGCTCATAATACAAGTGCTAAGGCTGATGATATACGACGAATAGGTGCTAGCCTGTTAAAATGGTATAACATGGAGAAGGCTGTTACGGATGAGGAAATACGAGAGAGATTGGAGATGTATTTTGTTGAAACGTTGAAGGCGGGTGAGATTCCAACGGTGGAGGAAATGTGTTTAGCATTGGGGTATCCAAGACAAACAATATGGAGGTGGGAGGCTGGTGAAGAAGGAAGTACGCCGGCGAGACGTGACATGATAAAAAAAGCGAAGGAATTATTAGCCAGTTTTGATGCAAAAATGGTACAAGAAGGAAAAATCAACCCTGTAACTTATATATTTAGAGCAAAAAACTACTTTGGATTGCAGGATAAGCAGGAATACGTCCTTACTCCAAATAATCCTCTTGGTGAAATAAGCGATACAGAAGATATTCGTAAGCGATTATCAGAAGGAGTAGTATGCGATGATTGATAAGTTTATGTAACTTTTCCAAGCGATGTAACTTTTGCATGTAACTTTTATATATGATTTAAAACGCCCTAGATTCAATTTTAAGGCGTTTTATTATCGTCGCTATATAAAACTATTAAATGACACATAAAAAGCCTAAAAACACCGTACAGGTCGTTAGAATTGATTTTAGACGTAACTATCATATGTAACTTTCAAATATATGTAACTTTCATCTAACTTTCGTATGTAACTTTCGTCTGAAAAATGATGTAACTTTTGCATGTAACTTTTAAAAAGGAATGTAACTTTTGCCCGTAACTTTTACGGGCATTTTCTGTAACTTTTGTAACTTTTACCTAAAATATTAAGAAAATTAATTCAACGGTGAGGTGATTTAACTTATTTGACAGTTCACTTCAATAATAATAATAAAAAAAAAAAACCAGCTTTTAAGCTGGTTTAACCTGACTTTTTAGCGGCTTCAATAATCACGGCTATAGGTAGTAACAAAATAAATAAAATAATATAAATCATATATCGACCTCCATTATTTCCGCCGTGTCCTCATTAAATTGATAAGGCAAATTTTGGAATGTATACGCCCTAGCGTTAATTTTACGGCAGATATCAAGTTCCCAGTCGTACTCGTAAACGTCGCCGCTTCTATCGATTAAAAAGCCGTAACCGTCAATTAATTCTCCTTTTTTGTCTATAATATATCCATCGTCGTTAATCCATGATAGTAGCTTTTTTTGGCTACATGTGACTAAATAATCATCCCATATATCCCATTTTTTGTAATTGTAATATGGTAGATATGAGAAGTTCGAATACAATATCCCGTCATTCTCTTCAAATTTGCCGATTGTTTCAATTCTTCCTTCACCGTCCAAAAAGACCATTTTTGACTGGATAGAGTTATAAATTAGCCGCTTCCCCGCTTCACAGCGATAGAAGTCTTTTTTAAGCTGGTAAAGCGGACCCAGTTGAGAGATAATGTATTCCATTGTATCAGATATATCTTCCTGTGAAGGTGTAATGTGAATAATCCCGTTATGCGCCACGGCTAACGGACTTTTATATTGCAATTTTTGAAGCAATGATAAATGTTCGGTTACTGGAAAAGGATGTGTATTCTCCGGTATGTTTCCGCCGCTTGTACCTATGCGGAAGTGAAACACGATCGGCGTGTTGATAATGTCGATTTCTTTTTTAAGACTCTTCAGGGCCTTTTTAAAATGTTTTAGCGTCATGTATCCTTTTTTTATTTGGACCATTCCGTCCCGTGGATACATAAAGCCCGCCCCGTCTGGATTATTATACCACATGTTTTCAATTGTTTCATTATCCGGTATCTGAACGCCGGAAGGTTTCACGGCAATTATACACATATTATTTAGCCCCCTTTTTTGTTAATTTTCTTAACTGTAAGTATTCTGTTAATTCTGGATAACCGGTTTTGCCGAATATTTCTAAAAAAGACTTATTGAAAATATCTTTCAATTTAGTCTTTTTAGCATAATTTATTAAGGTGTCTAAAAATTGGATTGAAGCAATGATTGTATCTCGGCGCAACGTACCACGGAAAAAACGAAACTCTACCGTGTTATAATTTTGAAGGTTTACGGCCTGATAACGTCCTTTACAAGCCGCTTTTTTTACTTTATCTATTGCAATATATTCATCATCATTAGTTGTTATTCCTGCATCTGGTTTATTAGCCCAACGCTCAAGACGGTCATAATCACGCCTTGAGAAAGGTACAATATATTGATGCCAGTATGCATCTATAAGTAGCATACACTTAGCAATATTTAGATCTTGCAACGTTCTATCGTGGCCAAACAATTCACGGCTAGCGTGAATATGCAACCCACAGGTATTAGTGTCATGTGATTTGTATTCGTATTCCCGGGCTGTATTTAGGATCTCTTCCCACGGGAATTCTTCCATGTGATATTGTAGAGTAGCAGGATGCGTTACAATCTCGATACCATCCGCTGACAAGCTACCATCTTCTTTCAGGTAAATGTGTTCTCCCCCAGCATTTTGTATAGCCTCGGCTGCCTCTTCTTTATAGCATCCGTCGTCGATTTCAAGCTCTACTCCAAAGCCAGCGTCCCCGCCAAAAAATCTAGGATCCGGTTTATATCCATAATCATGTATATACGTCCTTTCATATGTTGCGCACTCTTCACAGTAGCACTCGCCGTCAATGTCATGTGCGTTCTCATAGTTTACAGCGTCCCCGCATCTGTAACAAATAAAATAATCATCGCTGCACCATTCACATAAAGTTATATTCCCAGTGTACCACAACCGACGCCGTGAGACGTATTCGTGACAGTGATCACATTGCCAATAATGCCGATTGGCACAGTCTTCACATACCATAAGCCGGCCGTCATCGATCATAATTGCATCGTCATGATATATTATGGCTCCGCATCTTTCACAGTTTAAATAGTCCTCGCTACATGCCTCACAGATTAGTTCATTATTAGCGTTATAGTACTCCTCTCCTTCCTCGATAATGTTTCCACAGTCGGCACAGTAGATTTTTTCTGTTGTTTCCATGTTTGACTTCTCCTTTCTTCTTCCGGCACTTATGACCGGGTATTTTATATTCATGTTAATTATATCACTTATTAGTAATAAAATCAATAATAAAACGCACTTTTTAGTGATAATAATTAATACTCTATAAAGTTATAAGTTGATAGACGCTTTCAGGTCCTGCTGGTCCCCTGGTCCCCTGGTCCCCTGGTTTCCTGGTCCCCTGGTTTCCTGGTCCCCTGGTTTCAGGACCAGTCGCCAACGCCTACCCGGGGGGGAAACACGTGTTCGGGGAACCCCACTCGTCACCTGTTTTACCGCCCTAAAAAATAAAAAGGCACAAATTTTTAGTAAAATATACTTGACAACCGTCACTCAAAAGTGTTATTATATATTTAAGATATAATTTAAAAGTAATACATAAAGAGAAAGGAGTGTGCTAAATGACAATACGAGAAACAATTAAAGCATTACTAAAATATAAAAAAACAACTCAAACAGCGTTAGCAGAGAAGATGGGATACTCTAGCCAGTCAGGAATAGGACAAATGCTTCAAAGAGGAAATATGACAGTTGAAACTCTCATTAAGATTTGTGATTCACTGGATTACGAAGTTACGATTCAACCAAAACGTGGAGGGCGTAGACCAGAAGGACAATTTATAATCACTCTTGAAGAGGAAGGTGAAAAATAATGATTTATGGTTATGCGAGGGTGTCCACCAAAGGACAACAAAAAGATGGAAACAGCTTGGAAGCTCAAGAAAAAGCGTTGAGGGAACATGGTGCTGAAATTATTTTCAAAGATAGCTTTACAGGAACACTTAAACACAGACCCGAACTTGACAAATTAATGAGTGTTCTTAGAGAAGGTGACGTTTTAATTGTTACCAAATTAGACCGTATAGCAAGAAGCGTTACTCATGGAGTAGAATTAATTGAAGAGTTGTTAAAACGTGGTGTTAAGGTTCATATTCTGAATATGGGAATTATGGACAATACACCAGCAAGCAAGTTAATTCGTACAATATTTTTGGCTTTTGCAGAATTCGAAAGAAATATGATAGTTGAAAGAACACAAGAAGGTAAAGAAATTGCTCGTCAACGAGAAGGTTATCGGGAAGGTCGACCTCCTGTAGAAGTTGATAAAAACCTCTTCAAAAATTTTCTCAAAAAACAAAAAGAGGGTTTGATAACGGTTAATGAAGCAATAAAAGAACTCGGTATCAGTAGAGCGACTTGGTATAATTTAGCCAAAGAAGCGTAATTTTGTGATATAATGAAATCAAAAAACAGAAAAGAAAATTATTAGATGAAAGCGAGGGAATATAATGAACGATAAATCTATTTTAGATATTTTAGAGCAGATAGTAAATACATGCAAATTACTATCTCAAGAAGTTTATAGCAGTTTAGATTATTCAAACAGCACAATTGATATTTGTGCAAATAAATTCCAAGAATTAGAGTTTAAAATTTGGGAATTGAAAGAGATGGTCTGATGGGAGCTATTATAAAAAATAAACATTTAGAGCGCCCCTGAGCGCCTTTATAGAAGGGAGGGCGCTTATTTTTATGACAAATTTACAAATGATACAGAAACTACAGAAAATCGTTAAAGAAAAGCCACATGAATACCAAGCTGTAGAAGATCTGTTCGAAATGCTCAGAATTTATGAGTCTGAAAATAAGAAACAGGCCCATTTGTGGAATAATGATGTGCGCAAAATATCAGCACAACAAGTTAAACTTGCCAAAAGTGATTCTCTTGCTGAAAAGTTTTATTATCTAAATAAACGTTCGTTATTATTTGATGCTAAAGAGGACTTCGATGCTTATCTGCAATATGTGGAGTTTGATAGAGAACCTGAAAAGAGGTTTTATCTTCCTCGCCGGAAACAAATATTACCCATTGTTCAGGCGCTACAGGATTTAGAAGATGATTTATTGGATTTATTGAGTATATCTATGCCGCCCGGAACAGGGAAAACCACTCTCGGAATATTTTTCTTAACGTGGATAATGGGTAAATATCCAATGCAACCGAATCTTGCCTCTGCTCATTCTTCAATGTTGACTAAAAGTTTTTACGATGGTGTGCTTTCCATTCTTACAGACCCCGAGTATTTATGGGCTGATGTGTTTCCCGGTATCAACATAGCCAGAACTAATTCCAAAGACGAAACCATAGATTTGGAAAAACAAAAGAGGTTTGCCACTCTTACTTGCCGGTCCATTGACGGCTCATTAACCGGTGCTACCAGATGTGAGAAATATTTATATGCTGACGACTTGGTAAGTGGTATTGAAGAGGCTCTTTCTAAAGACAGGCTGGATAGTCTTTGGGAAAAGTACACTAACGATTTGAAATCTCGTAAGAAGCTTGGATGCAAAGAAATCCATATTGCTACACGGTGGAGCGTCCATGATGTTATAGGTAGGCTCGAACAACAATACGCAGATGATTCGAGAGCTAAGTTTCTTGCTTTTCCTGCTCTTAATGAAAACGATGAAAGCAATTTTGACTATATGTACGGCGTGGGCTTTGACACAAAGTATTTCCTTGATATGAGGGACAGCCTGGATGATGTATCATGGAAATGCCTGTATATGAACGAACCGATCGAGCGTGATGGGTTGTTGTTCCCGGAAGATGAACTTACAACATTTAATGGTACGCTTCCCGATGGTGGACTTGTTGCAAAATATGCAACATGTGACGTAGCATGGGGTGGCGGCGATAGTCTTTCAATGCCGATAGCGTATGAGTATGAGGATGGCAGCGTCTATATCGTGGATGTAGTGTTCAATAAGGGAGATAAGACCAGTACCAGGCCGATTGTTGTGGGGAAATTGAAGCGTCATCTTCCGCATAGGGTTCAATTTGAGGCGAATAACGGCGGCGATGAATACTGCGATGCAGTTGATGCCGAACTTAGAAAAGCCAATATCCGCTTGCATTTAACTCACAAGAAAGCTCCCTCTACGTCAAGCAAGCTATCACGAATCATTCAGGCATCGCCAGATATTAAGAAATTTATTTTTCTTGATAAAAAACACAGAAGCAAAGAATATGCTGCGTTTATGAAGGAGCTTACTTCGTTTATACAAACCGGGAAAAACAAACATGACGACGCCCCTGATTCACTGGCAATGCTGGCAACGATGATTGGCAGGCGGTATGGGAAGGTTACGGCAATTAAACGGCCATTTTAACTGAATATGGTATGAAAAATATTGACATGCACTATATGTTGTGTTATAGTGTAAATGGAACCTGCATAGGTATTTTTGTTTGTAGTAAAGCATGATTGCTTGGGAGCTCCGGCTCCGGAAGTGGACATGCTTTTTGCTTTTTTAGGGTAAAATTGGGAGGTTTGAATGAGTAGCGTAAAAGGCAAGGTGCTATTTGGAAGAACAGTTTTATATTCTGCTGAAAGTGAAATTACAGCGGACAACCTTATTGATGTCTTGAATGAGGTGCTGCCCATTC